AACCTTTTGCAGGATAATTACGAGTCAGGTCAGGCAACTATCAGAGTTGTAGATCCAAACGGTGACTTCAACCCACAGAACACCTCTAGCCCCTATTACGGGCTATTACAGCCACTTAGGAAGATACAGGCATCTGCTATCTATGGCGGCGTTACTTATGGCTTATTTGGCGGTTACATCACCGAATATCGCTATACCTATCCAACAGGTCAAGAAACAGGATATGTAACCTTTATCTGCTATGACGCATTCCGCTTGATGTATAACTCGAATGTCACAACCGTTACAGGTGGCACAGCAGGGCAGACAACGGCGCAGCGCGTCCAATCTATTCTTAGCATGATTGCCTGGCCGCCTGCATTCACCAGCATTGGCACAGGAGCTACGACTTGCGTGGCAGACCCTGGCACAACTCGCACAGTCCTAGAAGCAATTCAGACCGCTGAGTTCACAGAGCAGGGCGCGTTCTACATCGATGAGAACGGCGTGGCAACCTTTAAGGGCAGACAATTTGTGGTGGATGCCCAAGCTGCTAGTCCAACAGTATTTAATCAAACAGGCACAGGCATTAACTATGCAGGAATCACCTTTGCCTTAGATGACAAGACAATCGTAAACAAGGCTACTGTGACCCGTATCGGTGGCACAGCACAGACTTATTCAGATGCGACATCTATCGCTGCTTACTTCACACGATCCATCACCGCATCCGATATGTTGATGCAAACTGATGCCAATGCCCTAGCTCTTGCTACTGCCTATGTGACAAGCAAGAAGGACACCAGCATTCGCATTGAAACCATCACACTAGACTTGGTGACTCCGAACTACTCAGCAGGCGTTACAGCAGCTTTAAGCCTTGACTTCTTTAACACAGTAGATATAACCAATGAACAACCTGGTGGATCAACTATTCAAAAGAAGCTACAGATTCAGGGCATAGCCCACACAATCACCCCTAACACATGGGTGACCACTTTTGCTACGCAGGAGCCTTTACTCGATGTTATGTATTAGAATTGACCCTATGAAAGAGGTGTGCTAATGGCTGTTGGACTTCCGCTTAAAACGACCTATGCGAATGGAGATGTCTATTCCGCATCAGATGTAAATGATACGAATGGCACAATTAACGCCTATCTTGCACCTTCGCTTGGATACGCTGCTGGCAAGAACGCCATCATAAATGGTGATTTCTATATTAATCAACGCGGTTTTACTTCTACTACAACAAACTCTGTTTATACCTTTGATCGTTGGTCAACAGACTTTTCAGGTGGAACAGTTACTTATAGTTCACAAACATTTACGCCTGGTACTGCTCCAGTTTCAGGATACGAAGGAAAGACATTTTTACAAATAGTTACATCGGGTCAAAGCGGTGTAAATGATTATGCTGATATTTTTCAACGCATTGAAGAAGTTCGCACATTTGCTGGTCAAACTGTAACTGTTTCATTTTGGGCTAAAGCGTCAAGCGGTACACCAAAGATGGCTGTTGCTTTTAGACAATACTTTGGTGCAGGTGGTTCTTCTGATGTGAGCACAAATGGCGGAACAGTCACACTGTCGACATCTTGGGCTAGATACACAACAACTGTAACAATTCCATCATTGACTGGTAAAACTTTGGGAACTAACAGTTATCTCAATTTGTGGCTATTAGTTTCAAGCGGTAGTGGTATTGGAGTGGGTCAGTCTATCGGAGTGCAGAATAACACTTTCCAAATCTGGGGTGTCCAAGTAGAAGAAGGCTCAACAGCCACAGCCTTCCAGACTGCAACAGGAACTATTCAAGGTGAATTGGCAGCTTGCCAAAGGTATTGTTATGCAATTACCGCAGGTTCTAATTTTCCAGCAAGAGCCTTTAATGCAAACTTTTTATATCAAGGCGGCATCCCATTCCCAGTGACTATGAGAACAGCACCAACTCTTAGGTCAGGTGGCACATTTAGCGTAAATACTGGAAGTGCTGGAACAATGGCACTAGATGGCTCAGCAACGACTTCTGGCAACATTTACAATTCGGCAGCCAACTGGACAACAAACGCAGCAGTGAATTATTCGGCAACATTTGAGGCGGAGTTATAAAATGGAAAACTACACTTACGAAGTTGTTATTACTCCAAGTGATATTGAAATGATTGTTCGTTCTGATGGTGCTTGGATTCCAAAAGACCCAGCAAACTCTGATTACCAAGCATATTTAGCGAGCCTCGATGAAGCCTCTACTCTGTAAAGCAGGGCAACAACTTCGTGAGCAGATTGATGATTCATTCCCTGACCGCGATAGAAAGTCCGATGGTTGGATAGGCGATGCCAAGCACTCCAATCGTAAGAGTGACCACAATCCCGATCCGTCTAACGGAATCGTCCGGGCTATTGATGTGGATAAGGACTTCGACTCACGCCCCAGCACAGGTGCTTATCTTGCCGACCAAATACGCTTATGCGCCAAGAAAGACAAACGAATCTCTTATGTCATTTATGCAGGAAAAATTGCCTCACGCAGATCGCTTTTCCGTTGGAAAAAATATAAGGGAATCTCTTCTCATCACGCTCATATCCATATTAGTTTTACTAAAAAGGGCGACCATGATTCTTCGTTCTTCCAAATCCCAATGCTAGGAGCAAATACATGAACATGAAAAACCCTCTCGTACTTACAGCTGGTGCATTTCTCTCAGCTTGGGCAGCAAGTAACTTCGATGTCGATTACCGTGCAATTTTATGGGCGGTGTTAGCAGGCGTATTCGGATATGCCACACCTAAAAAGTAATGTCAGCCCAAGACTGGGCGGCTGTTGTAGCTGTTGCTCTGACCGTTATTGGTTCATTTATTGGTGCTGTGAAATGGTTAGTAAAGCATTACCTAAACGAACTAAAGCCAAATAGCGGCTCATCTATGCGCGACCAAATAACTGCATTAGAAGCGCGTGTCGAAACAATTATTCGTATCTTAGAGAGGTAACAATTCTCTTATGGCAAGAAAAGCAACTCAGAAGCTAACGGATGAAGGTTATTCCAAATTAGATGCGTGGGCTATTGGCGTGCATGAAATGTATCGCGCCTTACGCAGAGCAGGCTTCCCAGTTGATCAGGCACTTGCCATTATTGTGGAGAAGAACGCTTATCCTGAATGGATTCTCCCAAACCCAATCAACCCTAATATCCCAGAGCCAGACTGGTATGACGATGAGGATGAATGAAGCGAACCGTAGTAGTTCCGGACTTACAAGTTCCCTATCACGATGCAGTAGCTGTTAAAAATGTTGCAAGTTTTATTAAGGCGTTTCGCCCCGATTCTGTCGTTACTCTCGGAGATGAAATCGATCTCCCACAAATATCACGATGGACAGAAAACACACCAGGCTGGTACGAGCAGACGCTAGCTGCTGATAGAGACGAGACTGTTGAAGTTCTCTGGTCATTAGTTGAGCATTCTAAAGAAGCTCATATGATCCGTAGCAATCACACAGACCGTCTTTACAATGTCACCATGAAGAAGATTCCTGCATTCTTGGCATTGCCTGAATTGCGCTTTGAGAAGTTCATGAAGCTCGATGAACTAGGCATTACCTACCATAAGAAGCCATACGCGATTGCTAGGGGCATTGTGGCAGTTCATGGGGATGAGCAGAGCGTCAAGCCTACACCTGGTCTCACAGCCCTAGAAGCGGCTCGTAGGCATGGTATTAGCGTTATCTGTGGTCACACCCACAGAGCAGGTCAATCAGCCTTTACAGAGGCTTCTGGCGGGCGTATAGGGCGCATTTTGAGGGGCTGGGAAGCAGGGCATCTTATGGATGTCAGGCAGGCTCATTACACTAAAGGCACAATGAACTGGCAACAGGCCTTCATCATCATCGAGGAAATAGGCACAAATGTGCAGGTCAGCATTATTAACCTAGAGAAGGACGGTACATTCGTTGTGTCAGGTAAGAGATACGGGCGCGCTCGGTAACGACATTTCCAGAGACATCGATGATCATATGGATGACTCAGAATTGTTACCGTTTCGTTATCAAAATACCCTTGACTCAGCCTAAATAAATGCAACACTAAAGCCATGAACACAGCAAAGCTCATCAAGGAAGAGTTCTGGACATTGGTTTGCCAGCATGGTTTTACTTGTGATTTCAAGACAAAGAAACTAGCTCTCCAATGGCAGGACGATTCTTCGATGTGGTGCGAAGAGTGCGGTTCATAACAAACAACAAACAAAGGGGCTACAAATGATTATCAATTCATTAACAATTCTGATGATTGCAGGTGTTGGCTTAATCTCTTACTTCTCCTTTAGATTAGGTCAAGAGGTTGGCTACGATCAAGGGCTGGTAGATGGTCGCACAGCCGTCCGAAAGTATTACGAGCAGGTGGGTCGATGAAAGCAACTGAGGCGCTTATAA